CTTCAATAGCATTATATTCTGAGTTAAAGTCTGCAGCATCAATAACTGCACCTGTAACTATGTTAGCTGTCGCTTGACGTGTATATCCTGCCATGATTATTGCCTATCGTTTTGTCTATATTGTAATACTGCTGAGTCTAGTGTAAAAGGTGGGTTAGTACTATCGCTTGTTATTCTCATAGCAACTGTATGAAAAGATCCTATTAAGTTTTCGTTGTATACTCTTTTTAGTTTACTTCCATATAATACACCTGTGCCACCGTACACAGAGTTAGGTTGACCAAAAATAAACACACCACCTCCACCTGTTGTAGATCCAATTTCTATTTCTTCTGGTTGTATTATCCTTGTGTCACCCCCTGAATCAAAGTCAAACAAAAGTCTAAACTTTAAATCCATCTGACCTGTAGGGTCTGTGTATAGTGTTAGCTTATATGCTGTCTTACGTACCTCTGGATCTGTAATAGCCATAAAGGGTGTTTCCATAATAGTTTCTATGTTACTACCATCGAAGCCATTTGTTTGTTCCATTTCGTATAGGAAGCCATCATTGTTAGCAAACATTATAGCTTCTGATGTTCCTGAGTATATACTATCTGCTACAAATGCTTTTATTCCTTTTGTAGTAGACCACTCAACACCTGAACCACCCTGAGATATAAATTTAGTAGCAATCAAACCTTCTGATGTGTCTGTGCTTTGAGATCCTACAAAGGCAAAGATTCTATACTGAGCTTTTTCTCTTATTATAACAGAACAGTATTCAGTTGTCGATCTTAAAAAGTCATCTGCGTCTTTAAATATTGTATCTGACGCAACGTCTAACGCAAAGTCACCTATACGATCAGTAGCACTTAATAGTCTTAGACCATCTGGTGCTAGGTACATTATGTCACCGCCAAACTCTTGAACACTATCTGCACTAATACAACCTATCTTATCAGTGACAGGTTTTATCTCAAAGAAAGGACTAGCACCAAGTCTTACTAATGATTGTATTGTGTCTGCAGTAAATATAATAAGCTTTTCACGAAAGACAGATAGACCAGTTACTGTGTTTCCAACATTTGAAACAAGGTTAGTAACTCCTCCACCAGACACATTAGCTATAGTAAATTGACCTGATACATAAATCTGATTGTTTTTAGAGTATACTATACTGTTGTCAAATACAGTAACTAACTCTGCACCTTGTAAGTCTGTAGATATACCTGTAGTAGATGAGGTTAAAAAAGATACAGTATTACCAGAGCTATTATACACGGCTGGATAGTTTATTCCATCTACAAATACTGTCTTGTCATCTCCATCAAAGTTAAACGTAACGTGTCGTAGTTTACCTCCACCTGTTAATGGTGAAGTAGCCATGTGTGTCCAAGTTGTACCTGTGCTAAGAAAGTAACCTGTCTTGTTTACGTCTGCTGTTTGAAGTCCTACTTTTTGAAAAGTTAAAGCTGCATCATCTGACAGAGACTGTTGATGAGACAGTACAATATTATTCTGATCTGTTACTGTAGAAACCGTTACAGTACCAGAGATACCTGTACCTGTAACAACCATACCTACAACTATAGTACCTACATTACCATCCAAAGCTACACTAGCAGAGTTTGTTGTAGCACCGTTTACAACAGCCGTTGCTTGGTATGCTGTAATAGCAGCAGCGTCAATCTTACGTGCAGCTACAGCACGTCCACTAGATACAACTTTTATGCCTAGTACGTTTGCTGTGCCTGGAATCTCAGTAGAGCTAAACTTCTGATAGCCTCTTACTTTTGTGTAGCCACCCTGTCTGTCAGGTTCCATGTTTTGTAGTATAGTAGTTGTACCAACAGCATTAATACCCTGTTGTAAGGGAGACTGATTAGAGATCAAACCACCTTTGAACTCAACAGGAAAGGTAGACCATTGTGTAGCCATTAAAAATGTACTCTCATATCTCTTAGATAATCTGTTCTATTAATGTTTATACTTCTAAGATGCTTTATACCTTGTTGAAACTTCTGTAACATAGCATTCGAACTAGCTGTGTCTCCTCTGAACTGGTATGCATAATGCATTGCACCATCTACAATAGTAAATCTATACTGTTCTGGTATGGAGGGAACATCTGTAGCAGAGATAAGATCATAACCTATCCTATAGTATTCGTACACCATTTCATATGCTTTGTCTGGCATTGGGTAGCAGATTAGTTCTCTGTTAGGTGTCCTTATTATATGTGTAGGACATCCCTTTGTTTCAGTGTTATACTCAGCATCAGCATACTTTTCTAGATACTCTTCGTATGTCATATTCTTTAGCTTAACAGTACCAACATTAAGAGTAGAGTTTCTTTTTATTCTAACACTGTTCATGTTTATAGTTTTTGCATCATTAGGATAGCTGTATCTAGGTTCAGCTACAGTAAGTGTTTCTTCTTCTTCTGCATGGTTCCAAGGCCACTCATACTCTTCTTGTTGTATCTGTCTAATAGCAGAGTTTACTGCCTCTTTAGCAAAAGCAAAGAATCCTGTAACAGTAGCAAAGTTATCTGTAGTTAACTCTACTTCATTAAGCCTACTGTTGACATCGTTAACTAGTCCTATAAAATCATATGCCATATTACTTCTCTTTTATCTTTAGGAAAATGGAACGTTCAAAAACAAGTCCATCCCCTGTGGTTATCTGACAGGTAACTTTATATTGCTTGTTGTTTGTGCCTAAAGCAAAACGTGCAGTAGCAGTTTTACCTGATATGGTAGACTGTACAAACTGTAATCCATCTACTACTTCAGCATTAGAGACTGCTTCTTTAGCACCAGCAGCATCTTGTACAAACCAATTACTAGCAGATAAAGTATCATTAGGTATAAAGCGTGACCAATCAACACTATAGTCTACAGTTTCATCAGGATCTTTGTCAGGCCATTTGTAAGACATCTTTTGTCCTTATCGTGTTATTAATACAGTATTAGATATATCTTTGTGTGCGTCTATTACCAGTGTAAAGTTTTCAGCATTTATATGAGCTACTTTACTTAAACCATAACCTTCTTCAGGAAGTATGTAAACAGTTCTAGTTCTAGCGTAATCATCTGCGTGTGCGTCATAGTCAAATAAATTGTTAGCAGGTGCAGCTAAGTTTAAACTAAATGTGCTACCTAAACCAACTAGTGCCTGTGTTACATCAATTTCTAAGAATGGTGTTATATCAACAAGAGTTGTTGAAATACCGAAGCCACTTGTAGTTGTACTTGCTTTTGCGTTAAAGTCAAGCTCTGTTATTCCAATAGATGAAGATATTGTATCTAAAAGAACATCATCAGCAGGAAATTCTACAGCACTTATACCAAAAGTAGCAGTTGTTGCAGGAATTACCTTAGAAGCTGTAAGGTTAACACTAGGAATATTTGCGTTAGTGTTTGCTGTAGCTGCGCTGGTAAGTATGTTGGCTACTAAGTTAGTGCTTAGTGTACCAGTAGAAAGAGTAGCACTTACAGAAATAGCTGCACTATTGTTTGCACCTCTAACAACTAAACTGTTTGCTACTATGTTTAAAGCAGGTGATGTTACCTGAGTTGCAACACGGTTTCTTGTAGATGTAGCTAGTGGTGCAGCAGATAATGCACTAAAACCTAACATTACTTGTTATCCGCAATAGCTTTATCTACAGCAGTCATGCTTTCTGAAGTCCAATAAGTTTGGGCTTTCATCAGTTCTAAATGTTCAACATTTCGAGCTTTGGTTGCAGTCCATTCGTCTGCTTCCATGTCATCAGGTTTCCCTGCGTTTAACAGGTCAACTGAATGACCCATTGCTGTGTAGTTTGCTGCGATTTCGTCAGCGCTTGGTGTATCAGTCATGTCTTTTTCCTTTTCTGACTGGTTACGATTAAGCGTTTTCTAGGGCAGTGATCCGTGCCTCTAGTTCTTTGATTGTAGCGACCAAGAGTGGCACTAGCTTGCTTTGGTCAATGCCTTGGTAGACAGGGTTGCCATCATCATCGACCTCGTTGTGTGTGCCTGTGATTGCTTCTGGCACGATTGATTGCACTTCATGGGCAATAAACCCATCGACTGTTGTGGTGTCATCCGCAATAAAGTTAAACCGCTTTGGTGCGAGTTGGTTGAGCCGTGCAGTTGCGCCTGTTAGGTCAACTACGTTTTCTTTTAGGCGGTAGTCCGATGATGTGTTGTAGGATGTTGCGGAGCCAGATGTCTTTATCGTCCCGACAGCACCATTTCCATTATAGAAAATATGATGGTTTCTTGTAGATGTAGAAGTTGCAGATGTGTAAATAGTCTGACCGCTTACGCCAAAGCCTTGCACACTAGCATTTGGGAGGGACGATGTACCAAAAAAATAAGTTGTGCCGCTATTGATATAAAGTTTAGGATTACCATCCCCATCAGAAAGCACGATGTTGTTGCTTGAGGTGCGGATGTCCAAGCCGCCTTGGTTGCCACCATAACCACCAATAACAACATTCTTACTGCCTGTAGTTATATCACGACCAGCGGCATCCCCTATTCCGTAGTTTCCGCTGCCTGTTGTGGTGTTATGTAAGGCACGTCTACCTAGAGCAGTGTTACTAGTCCCTGTAGTTATATTTTGCCCTGCTTGATAGCCTATGGCGGTGTTGCTACCGCCTGTTGTAGAGTATAGAGCCTGATAGCCAACGGCTGTGTTGTTATCTGCGGTGGTGTTGTTGGCTAAAGAATGTCTACCAATGGCAGTGTTGTAACTTCCAGATGTGTTATCCTCAAAAGCAACTGCACCAAGAACTGTATTCTCAACTCCTGTTGTATTATTATGCGCTGCAAAAGCACCAACAGCAGTGTTTAAAGTTCCTGTGCTATCTTGCAGTGCTTGATAACCAACAGCAGTTCCATAATTAGCAGTTGTATTAGCCTCAAGTGCTTCCCGCCCCAAGGCCGTATTGTAAGACCCTGTAGTATTACCTTTTGCAGCCTGATACCCAACAGCAGTGTTGTTATCTGCGGTGGTGTTGGAGGTTAATGCTTGATGGCCCAACGCCACGTTACTCCCGCCAGTGGTGTTGTCGCCCATCGCAATATAACCCAATGCCGTGTTAGACGCACCAGTAGTATTGTTGGGAAGAGCAACATACCCCACCGCAGTATTGGGCGAGCCAGTAGTATTGTCCTCTAATGCACGATACCCAACCGCCACGTTGTTATCTGCGGTGGTGTTGTTGGAGAGGGAAGCCCATCCAACGGCTGTATTACTTGTACCTGTTGTATTTAAATAAAGAGCCTGTCTACCTACAGCTACCTGCTCATCCCCTTCGGTATTAGTATATAAAGCCTGTCTACCTATAGCTACGTTGTTGGTTCCAATCGTATTACTGTATAAAGCACTGTGTCCTAAAACCGCATTACTCGCACCTGTAGTATTAGTATAGGCTGCTTGATAACCGATGACTGAGTTATTTTGACCAGTGGTGTTGGCCTTTAATGATTGATACCCAAGGGCTGTGTTATTGGATCCGGTGGTGTTTGCAGTCAGCGCACCAGAGCCAATAGCAACATTGCTACCACCTGGACTTGAACCATCCAAGCTGTCTAGCGCTGTGTCGCCCAAAGCTACGTTGTTTGAACCATCTGGATAATTTCCGTCTAGCTTTACTGTACCGCTATCGACTGACACGTTCCCTGCGACAGTCAAACCATCAAGCGTTAATGTACCTGTGATGTCCTTATCAGCGCTGTCTGCTAAGTCTCTAGCTCTGGTCATTTACATAGCTCCTATAATAAAGGCTAATAGTTCATTGTATCTTACGCCTAATCTAGTTTGTTCGTTACCGTCATCATCTGTCCAAGTTGTAGAGATAAACATTGCATAACGTCCTGCGTCTAACCCTTCTGCTTCAAACGCTGCTTTCAAGTCTTGTGCTACAATACCTACATGGATACGAGCATCATCACCCTTCTCTGTTACCTTGTCTTTCCAACGAAACTTCTTAATTAAACTTTTGGCGGCTGTAGCTACTCGTTTCTCAGCATCAGATAAAGCCTCGATGTCTTGCTTTTCGTTAGCGTCAGATGTTTGGATTGTGCCGTTGGTGGCAAAGATGTCGTCAAAACGAGTTCCAGATGCCCCTAGGTCCGTAGTATTGTCTGTGTCTGCACCATTTCTAAAAGGAACTATTTGACTTCCACCCAAGCGAAAACCTGAATGGTTTGTTTCACCCTGAATATAAGCACCTGTTGAAACAAACCCAATACTCCCCACAAGTGCGCCTTGCTTATAATATTCAGTGAGGTTGCCATCCACTGAACTACCAACTCGCAATGGATTGCCGCCATCACGATGCACGTTGATTTGTCCGTATTCTGCAATTAATGTTCCCGGTTCATGGTTTCCTGTGGGATTG